ATCTTATAATGTGGATATTCTTTAAATTGCCATTTAACTAAAAAATTAACTTGTACTACCATAATGTATTGATTTTTAATAAAGTAATGTATAGTATTATAGGTGTTAGTAAGTAGTTAGCGGAAACCGTAGTGTAACCGCCTAAAGAAGTTCAATTTGATTTTTAACTTCGTTCCAATAATTAAAATTTAATCTATCAGAATCGTATATGTTTGGATTGTCGTTTATAATTTCTTCAACGGCAATTATAGCATATTTTTTTGCTTCTAAAAGTTCTTTTAAATGTTCTTCTTTTGATTTTTCAAAAACATTTCCACGATACATTTTGTTCGCTAATTCGTTAGCTTTTTTACTTGGTGTCATAATTTATTTATTTAATTGATTAATATTTGTATTTAAAAACGGCTATCCGCTAACAGCGTTTTGGAGCAAGCGGATTTCGGGTTTGATTCAATGTTCATTTTGTGTCTTTATTTTTAGTTATTATTCTATTATTCTGGTGTACTTTTTCCGCCTGCACCAAGACACGATACGTTATGTGAGATTGCTACAAACCCCAAGAAAGAGCATATTGTCTAATACAATAATCACAATCTTTGTCTTTTTCTTTTTCGCATCCGCAAACATCACATATATTTTTTTTCACTCTTGAAATAACGTGTTTTTCAACTTCTTGAAAATTATCCATATCGTGCCAATCAACCGTATAAACTATTTTATCAAATATTTTCCCATTACACATTTCTTTATTTCTTATAAATGTATAGTTTTCATTAATCTTTCCATAATCAAATACATATCTTTTAAATAAATGCGGATAATTACATAATACAGCGACCTCTATTGGCTTTCCTACTATCAATACTGTTTTCATAATAGATTTAGTTTTAGCGACCCACAACCTCACATAACAGCAGTTACACGACAGTTGGGGTTTGGTTATTAATTCAATTTTTTGTTCTTGTTTTTAAGGTCTGGTTCAACTCCGAAAGACCAGGCGTTTTTTGCCCCAACCGCTCGTGTAGCTGCGGAACGTTATGTGAGATGCTACGTTTAGTTGTCAAACCAGAAAACAACTCTGAATTTTTCGCAATCTCTTTCTTTATCATAATATTCAGACTTAAAATGACTTTCCAATTTATCAATAAAATCTTTTAAAGTCAAGTTTTCAAAGTCCCATTCTTTATAAACTAAATCTTCTTGCGTACTTGCTTTACACCACCAACTTGGCATTTGTCCGTTTTCTATTTCTTTAACTCCTTTTTGGTCAACTAATCCAGTAAAGTTGACTGTTTTATTTTCTTCATAAAAATCATAAAGTTCTTTCATTGTAAAAAAACTATGTGAATGACCATCTCCTTCCCAATATTCGTTTTGTTTTTTCACAATTTCACTTGCATCTGTTGGAAATCCTTTTGGTTCTGAAATTATTTTGTTATCATCGTAATTTCTAACATCAGCCAATAAAGAAAATAAAGTATAATTTCTATTTCTATAAGCAGAATTTAACTTGTACTTTCTTTCTTCTTCGTCATTTTTGTCGTAGTAAGGATTTAGTTTCCAATTATCAACATTAACCCATTTTTCTTCATTATTAATGTTTCTTTTTCTTTCCGTAAATAAATGAATGTCGCAACCCATAATTTTAGTTTTAAGTAACCGCACCTCACATAACAGTAGTTTGTAGCAATGGCTTGGTTGTTGTTTAATTTAATGATTTGGCTTCTCTGTTATTATAGTTTTTAAACCGAAACTACTCGCTTACTTGCACGCCACTGCAACAAGCTACAAAACGTTATATTCCAGCTTCGAGCAACTTTGTAACCAAAGCTACTCAGGCTGTTTTATTGCATTTAAAAACCAATTCCATCTTTCAGAAACAAAGTCTTTTGCATTTTCAAATGTTTCAAAAGTTTTATGTTCATTGGCCGTATCATTTTGCATAGTAGGAAAATGACAACTTGCGCAAAAAACTACTTTATCTTTTGTTTGAACTCTACTTATCCAAGAAACTCGGATATTATTATAAATCCCTATTCTTGCCCATCTACCCATTTTATCAGGTAAATCAGTATCACTATATCTGTTAAAATATTCTATCATTTCCATTATTTAAGTCCATTTTATTTTTTCCAACATCCCAACATATAAATCCCCACAATCATTTTTAAATGGTATTTTATGTTCGTTTAAAGTTTTTTCAAGGTCACAATAACATAAACATTCGTCCATTAATACTGCTTCTACATCATATGGAACAAATCCAAAATGTTCTAAAAACTCTCTTGGGGTTGCAATTTCTTTTTCTCCTAAATTTATTATTATTGAATTACACATAGATTTTTGTTTTATCGACCCACAACCTCACATAACAAGTGTTTGGCAAAAAAGCGAGTTCGGTTTATAATTTAAAGTTTGTTTATTTTTTGTTAGTTCGGTGCTTAATCGAAGTTTTAGGCTTATTTATCCGCTTCTTCGCCAAGCACTAGGACGTTAGTAGCTATGTTACTCAACTAACTGCTTATATTTTTCATTTGACAAATCTGTAATTCTATTTTCGCCCAAATTCAAAATATCTTCTCTGAAATAATGTGCTGAAACGTGGTTTTTATTTCTATATCTAACAGCAAATAAATAAAGTGAGTTGTAAATCTGTTTTCTGCCACCAAACCAAGTAGCAACATCTAACATATTTGCAGTAATATCAAATTCGGCTTGTTTATATCCTTTTAAATAAGCACGTTTTTTAATATTTCCAATTACTACATTTATAACTAAAGCAGTTATTAAAATTCCTAAAACGATTAATGTGATTTCTGTTTTCATAATTTATTGATTTATAGTTTTGTAAAGTCGTTCAATTTTTAAATAATTCATTACTATTTTTCGCCATTCTTTCATAGCTTTTACGTGGTCTTTTGTGTATTTCAATCCACTCGGACAAATACAAGTAAAAACACAGCTACTAACACTCGTTTGGCAAGATTGCTGATTTTGTGGTTCATTCACGTTTTCGTTTCGCATCATATTTATTTTTAAATTGAAAATTTATTTTTCCGAAGTCAGCAACCTCGCCAAGCGAGATAACGTTAGTGGCAATTTTACGGACATTCCAAAATGAAACTTCCAGCCAAATAACAAGCACCATTCAAATATTCGTATCCTTTTTGATGTTCAGGTGCCATCCTCCATTGACATTTTTTGTCGATATGAGGGCATTTCATATATCGTTTTTTTACAAAACTGCCACTAACAACATTTTCACTCAATTGCGGGGGCTGTTCTTTATTTTCAAGCATAAGGCTAAATTTTAAGTTTTGTTATTATTTGTTATTTTCGGTCATCATCCACCGCAACTGCGTGAAGATGCAGTACGTTAGTAGCAAGACTACGCTTTTCGGTTCTTTAGAAATTTTATTCCAGTATTTTCTATCTATTGTACTGTAAACAGGTTTTTTGCAATTTGTGCAAAAGAAGCCTTTTCCAACTGTATCTTTTATAGAAAATATTGGTTTTTTACAACATTGACTTAAAGTCAGTTTCCATATTTTTCGTTCTGTTTCCATAATAATATTTAGTTTTTAATTAATCCGTCCAGCTACTAACAGCAGTCTTGAACTACCGCCGAATTTACGCAACCGCATAGGCGGCAGTACAAGGCTGCGAAACGTTATCACTCATTTAGAGCCGAAATAATCATATCACACGCTTTTCCAAAACCAACAGCAAAACTGTTAGCTTTTTCTTGTGCAATTTCATTTGTTCCATAAAGGCTTGTAAAATGTTTTTGCAACTTCAATCTTTCATCTCCAGAAAAACGAGTGATAACAGCGGTTATACAAGATTGTTGCAATTCGGCATTTTTTGAAATTTCAGTCATAATTTTAAATATTAGTTTGTGTTTGTGAGGTCGGTTTTTAATTCGGCAACAACCTCGTATAGCCGCAAAACGTTATAATTTCTCAAATTTAAAGTATTCCTTTTCAATAGCCGTCACAGCTATTTCAGCGCACTTTTTATAACCAATCTTTTCGATTGTTTTACTCTTTACGAATACATCTACTTTGTCCTTTCTTTCGCCTTGTGGCAGCTTATTTCTTCCCATAGTTATTATTTGTTTTGGCAAAGATAAAAATAAAAATGATATAAAAAAATATTTTTTTAATAGTAGTTAAATAAAATTAATGTCTATCTTTGTAAAAAAATAAACGATATGAACACATTTGAAGAACACAGCCCAGAAAACCCAACTAATTGGATAGACCGATTAGAAGTATTTGAAAGCGACGACCTAAGCCAATGTTTAGATTACGCAAAAGAAACGCAAGATTTTGAACCACTAGAAAATGCAATATTTCTGCATGAAACTAAGGTAAAAAAAGCGATGGAAAAAATAGTATTTTCATTAGACGCAATGGCACATTCTGAAAACACATTTATTATCAATCAATTATTAGCAATCAAAAGAGAATTAATATGAAATTTAAAATTGAAATTTGGCACTCAACAACGGAATTTGAGACCATCGAAATCGAAGCAATAGACGCAATTTATGCTACAAAATTTGCAAAACAAATGTATCCAACAGCAACAAAAATAAATGTAAAGAAATTATGAAAAAATTAGCAACAAAGTTAACGCCAGCGATTCTGGCTTGGATTAAAGAAGATTTTGGGTTTCAATATTATATTGATTCTAATGATAAATATTTTCATTTTCCAAACTTTATAGATTTAGAAGGTTTTAATTCAGGATACCATATTATGTTATTTGTATGTTCAGCATACACCGAAGTATCCGAGCAAGAATTTTTAGCGGAGTTTGGGAATCCGAAAGTTGTTTTTCAATATCAAATATACGGAAGATGGGTTGATGTACCGAACCAAGATAGTATCAGAATCAAACCAACCCCAGACTACTCTACAGAAATCGAAGCATTAAACAAAAAAGCTAACGAAAACGGAATGAAAGCCGTTATAACATTTGAGAAATTATGAAAATACTACAAAAATTATTTAGGACCATCGAGCAAAAAAGTAAACTCGATTTGATTACAGAACTTTTAATTGTTCAAAATTCAACAATGGAAGCGTTAGATTTATTTGAAAAGGTAAAAGCAAATTTCTTGTTTGAAATGGCAAAAAGAGAAAAACAAGCAAGTTATGAATGTAAGTTGATTAATTCTTTTGAGCGAAAATCAACAAAAGAATACGACCCAAATTTTGATAAAAAAATTAATGAAATTAACGTAAATTTATAACTATGGAATTTAAAGGAACAAAGGGAGAGTGGTTCAATGACGGGCTAACTATTATGAACAAACAAACAAGAAGAATAATTGGAGGCTGTCATCTAATGACTTTTGAACACGACAGAAGAGGAAAATTACTGCCTGACACAATAGGGATTGCAAACGCCAAAATAATCGCATCAGCTCCTGAAATGTTTGAATTGTTGAACAAGATTTATGACAAAGTAGAGTGCGGGGCTTATGGTTACGATATCGAACAACTACTAACCAAAATAACACAATAATCATGGAAACAATAGCAATAATTTTAATAGTAACGGGTATATGCTTAGTTTTGATTGCTAATGGGGTCTTACTGCAGCAAAACAACCAACTACGAAAAGACTTAAAAGAATGTTACAGAAAATTAAACGAAAAATTATGAGAGTAATAATAGACAACGTAAAGAATATACACGCCAACGGAAGCGTAAAACGTGACCAATACAATCCTATTGGTATTGAGGGTACAATTGTTAACCGTAATGGAAAATACAACCCTATAATTGTACTTTGGGATAATGGTATAAGAAATTCGTATCAAATTAAAAATTTAAAAGAAGTATTATGACACTACAACAACAATTTGAAAACGCACCTTTTACCTATGATGAGGATCTAAACAGAATTGTAGGTTATGAAAAAATTGCTGATGATTATGCTATTGGGTTTCTAGGATGGTATTTAATACACCAAAGAACTATTTGCACAAATGAAATGTATCTTAGAATATCAAATAAACAACTACTAGAAATCTATAAAAAAGAAAAAGGATTATGAACCAACAAGAACAATTAACACACATCAAGATTTTAGCACAAATACAGCTAAATTATTTAACCGATTTTAAAGCAAAAAACAAGTCTTTTTTTACCGGAACGTTTAAACAATTTTGCAATAATCTAATTAAACATTTGATAAACATAGAAACCCAGCACTTTGATCCATCGATTAAAAGTCAAGAAAAAGCTGTAACTGTTTGTTATGATATAATGGATTCTTTTTATAAAGATGTTGCTGGCGTACCCGTTTGGGATATGCAGAATTTATCAACTATTATAAACGCCTATTATAAAGATCCAAAAAGTATTGAAGGAATCACAAAAAAGATATTGAAATGAAACAATCACCTAAAAAATCACTAATCGAGAGCATCACCCAGACCTTTATAGGTTTGGGAACTTCTATTTTAATTCAAGTAATTCTATATCCAATGATGGGTATTCCGGTAACATTTTCGCAAAACGTTGTAATTACCTTGGTATTCTTTTTTGTATCGATTATAAGAGGTTATTTTGTGAGACGAATATTCGAGAAATTATGAAATACACAAAAGAAGAAGCCGAAAAAGCAAAACAAAAAGAACCTAAATTTATTCCAAAAGTAGAGATAAAAGATGGTTACTATATTGTCGAATCAAAAATGAATTATTTATGAACTACCAAAAAAAAATAACCGAAATTGAAAATGCTCAAAAATCTTTAATTTTACTAAAAAAAGAGGTTTTAATTGCAGAGCGTAAAAGTAAAAAATTGGCTAGTATTGATGCATCTTTGTCTCAAACAGAAAAAAACTGGAAGTATAGCGATAGCCTGCCACGATTACGGATTTGATTTGACGGCTTGCGAACTTGACAAAGAGTATTTTGATAAATCAATGGAACGAATAAACAACCACGTAGCGCAACAAAAACTTTTCTAATTTTTTAGCAATTGTATAAATAAAAGTATTATATTTGCACTCGAAGTTGGTCAGAACTTCTAACTGAAAATCATTTTTTACCCTTCTGACTTTTACGCTGACCCGTAATTTTTGGAAGGGTTTTTAAATTTAAAAGTATTATGAAAGAGACAGAAATTGACTCAATGAAGTATCGAAAATCTACGCATTTAGCGGGTATCGATGTCGAAGCAATTGTTGAAGAAAAAGGCAATTGCATTTTAACAATTAAAGAAGCATTTTACGATAGGGGTGTAGATGTTTCAGGAAATAAAACGGATGGTTATTTTATTTCTTTTGTCGAACCCGTAAAAGATATGGTTGCAAATAGTGGCAACCGTAAAATCATTAACGACATTGTAAAAGAAAAACTTGGATGTTCAAGTGCTGAAAGTAGAATGTTACCTAGTTGGAATGGTATTCAAATTGACTTATGGTTTGATCCAAGCGTTAAAATGATGGGAAAAGTAACGGGTGGTATTAAAGTAAAGCCTGTAGTTAAAAAAGTGGTTAGCGATGCGGTTGCAATTTCAGCATTAAAATTATGCACGTCTTTAGAAGCATTGCAAATAGCGTGGAAAATATTAACACCAACAGAGCAACATTTACCAACAGTAATCGCACTTAAAGAAAAACTAAAAACTACTTTAAAATGATAGCAAGATACGACATTGAACAGCATTCGGAAGATTGGCACAAAGCGAGGTACGCAAAGATTGGCGGTACATTATCTAAAGGATTATTTGTAAAATCTGATACTCTTTTAGAGGACGTTTTAAGTGAAATCTGTGAAGAGTTTGACTTAAAAGAAAACTATCAATCATTCGATATGCAAAGAGGTTCCGAATTAGAACCTGAAGCAAGAAAAGCCTTGAGTGCTTATTTAGGAGTTGAATTAAAAGAAGTCGGATGGTTGCAATGCGAAGAAAACGAATATATCGGAATTTCGCCAGATGGGATAACAGATTGTCAAACTATTTCTGCTGAAATAAAATGTCCAAATTCAAAAAAACATTTAAAAACTATTTTGACAAACGAAATTCCAAGCGATAATATACATCAATGTTTGCATTATTTCACGGTTAATCCTAAACTTCAAAAGCATTACTTTTGTAGTTATAGACCTGAGAATATTTACAAGCCGATTTTTGTAAAGGAATTGACTAGAGATAGTTTGGTAAATTTAGGAACTAAAGCAAAACCAATATTTAAAACTATTTCTGAATGGGTTGTAATCGCTAAAATAGAAGCAGAAAAATTAAAAGAACAAATAGAAATCGAATTAAACAATTTAAAATTTTAATATATTATGGAAATCACAGTAACGCATGTAATCGAAAGAAAAAAAGACGGTACAAACATCGTTAGAAATTTTCTATTCAACAATGACAAAACGAATTATCTTGTAAAGGCTCAAAGCTATTTTACAAAAGACGAAAAAAAAGCAGCGAAGTTTAATTTTAAAAACAATAAATAAAAATGGAAGTAACAGGAAAAATCAAATTTATCGACAATACTAAAGAGGTGGGATCGTCGGGGTTCAAAAAAAGAGACATTGTAGTAACAACTGAAGAACAATATCCACAGCATATTTTAGTGCAATTTGTGCAAGATAAATGCGCTGTTTTGGATGGTTACCACGTTGGGCAAAGTGTTGAAATTGGCGTTAATTTACGGGGTCGTGAATGGACAAATCAGCAAGGTGAAACATCGTATTTTAATACGATTCAGGGTTGGAAAATTAAGGCACAAGACACCTCAAAACAAAGTCCTGCACCAATTCCATCAGCACCAACAACGCAACCACAAACAGACGATTTACCCTTCTAAATCATAAACGGCACCTCATTAATTTGAGGTGCCATAATAAAAAACAATTATGAAATCATTCAACGAATTAAAAGCCTTAGTGATTTCTTGGGCAAGTCAAAAAGGGATCTTGGAATATGGTACACCCGAAAGACAAGCCTTGAAAACACTTGAGGAAACAAACGAACTTATTGAAGCAATACGCAAAGGAGATAGACCCGAGATAATTGATGCAATAGGCGATATTCTAGTAACTGTAATAATTCAAGCAGAAATGCAAGGTTTGGATTTAGTAGAATGCTTAGAAATCGCTTATAATGTTATTTCAAAAAGGACTGGTAAAATGGTTAATGGACAATTTTTGAAGGATGCAGAATAACCACTACGATAATAGCAAAGGTTCAATTTATAAGTTTTGCGATGACCAAGATTTGAATAGTTACGAATTTGAAGTTGTTAAAAGAATCGTTCGCTGCAGGAAAAAAGGAGAGTTTTTAACCGATATAAAAAAGACGATAGACGTTTTAAATATTTATTTAAAAGAACAAGGACATAATTTTCAAGGGCAAAATGAAATTTTAAATAAATAATTAATATATTTGCATTTGTAGAGTGGACGCTACATAACAATATTATCAAACCCTATTTAGGCAAGCGACGTCCACCGCCCCTAAATGGGGTTTTTACTTTAATATGAAAAAAACATTAAGACCTTACCAACAAGAGTTGCTTGATGGTATTTTTGAAAAGATAAAAATAGTTGACCGTTTATGCGTTCAACTCTCGACTGGAGGAGGTAAAACAGTAATATTTACCGAATTAGTTTCACAACTAAATACCAAAACTTTAATATTAGTTGACAGCATTGATTTAGTGCATCAAACAGTTGACACTTTCAAAAAGCAAGGTATTGACGTGGGATGTGTTTTGGCAGGTAATAAAAAATTTCCTGAAAATTTGGTAATTGTAGCGATGGTAAAAAGTCTTTGGAATAGAAAAGCAAAGATGCCAAAGTTTGATTATTGCATTTACGATGAGTGCCATTTGTGGGAAGGGAACAAATTATTCCCTTTTCTAAAAGACTGCAAAATTATAGGATTTACAGCAACTCCCGTAAGATTGAAAAGATATAAAATTGACGAATTTCAATCAGCAGTAGAAACAATGTCAGATGTTTATGATGATATTATTTGTGGCAAACCAATAAGTTGGTTAATGGAAAACGGCTATTTGGTTCGGGAAAAAAACGAGTATATCGAGTTTGATAGTACGCCATTAAAGACTGATGCTTCAGGAGAGTTCACGGCTTCAAGTCTTAAAGAGGTTTTTCAATCCGAATCTTATAAAACAGCACTTCGCAAAACTTTTGATAAACTTTGCGATGGTAAAAAAACAATGATTTTTACAAGTTCAACTGAAACAAACGCTATTTATGCGGAACTTTTTAAAGATAAAAATGTACGAACTTATGATAGCGTAAACAACGAAAGCAAAGAGCGAACCGAGGTTATTTATTGGTTTAAAAATCAAAGGGATGCAGTTTTAATTAATACTGGATGCTTTACAAAAGGTTTTGATGTTTGCGATGTTGAGGTTATTTTAATGGCGCGAGCAACTAAAAGCCTTTCTCTTTGGATTCAAATTGCGGGACGTGGTGCAAGAACAACAAATAAAATAGAAAAGCCTTACTTCACTTTAATTGACGGTGGAAATAATAATGAAGAGCATCAAATATTTAGCTTCGATCGAGATTGGTACAAGATTTTTAGCGACCGAAAAATTAAAAATATTGTTGATGACATTCAAGAATGTGACGAGTGCGGTTTCACTTCTTTGGCAAAAGAAAAGATTTGCCCAAATTGTGGTTATGAAAAACCATTGGGCGAAGAGCAAGAAAAAGAACAAAAGGAATTTATAATTCAAGGAAAAAAAAACAAACTTGAAATTCCTAGTATCGACCTCAACTTTTTTATTAATAAAGGCAAAACGAAATTTGAAACTTTAAAAGTCCTAAAAGAAAAATGGTTAAAATTTTTATTAGCTCAAGATTTTACAATTGAATCTTTTAACGCAAATATTCAGAAAAGATTTAACGTACTTTTACGACCCGTTTATTTTAAAATTTTAGGCTCGATGTTGGAAGATGGTAAGCGAGTAAAATATTTTACTTTTTGCGAACAAATAATTAAAAAATATAAAAAAATTATTATCTTTACACGACCGCAATAAGATGCGGTTTTATTAACTAGAATTTGTAATAAAATTATAACACAATATGAAAAAATACAAAATGCTTATTAAGCAAAAAGGATTAAAAATAAGTTGGATTGCTGAAAAATTAAATATTTCCCAACCTACTTTGTCGATGTATTTAAACGGACAAAGAAATATGCCTTATGATGTAGAACAACGTTTAAAAAATATTTTACTATGAAATTAATAGAAGCTTTTAAGAGATTAAGATTTACTATATCAAAACAAAATAAACCGAACCAAACCGATGCAGATGCATTTAATGAAATTAGCAAATACTTCGAGTTGCATCACAAAGATATCATTCAAGATAATCTACTATTCGCAAAGCTATACTGTTTCACTTTATCTGAACTACTATCGTACTACACAGACATTGACTTCGCTAACAAAGAAATCAACAAAGTATTATCTGAACCTATTTGTATTGAAAAATTGCAGTTAAGATTAAAAAATATGGAATTACAAAACTATTTTAAACGAAAAAATATTCTTGATCCTTTTCTTAAAACAAAAACCTTTTCTGAACTAGAGGAAATTCACGCAAGATATATTGATAAGCTTCCAGAGTTGAACGCTATTGAGTTTGCAAAGTGTGGTAATAATTGGGATAAACAATCTGTTATTTATCAATTAGAAAATCAGATTAATTTGTCAATTCAAAACTTCAAAAATAATGTTTGAACCAATAATTATAAATAAAGAAGAACAATCATTATCAGTTGATTTGTCTCAAAAGCTTTTAGATTATGAAATAAAAGCACTCGATAAAATTCCACCTCCAGAGGTTGCGCTTCGCATTGACGATGCAATTATCGGAACTTTAGGGAATATTTTGTCTATTATTGGTAAAGCAAAAAGCCGTAAATCATTCTTTATCGGTATGGCTGTTAGTGCTGCTGTATCATCTAAAAATGTTATTTCGGTGCTAAAAAACGAACTACCTACTAAACAAAGGCGTGTTTTATATTTTGATACAGAACAAGGTAAATATCACGTACAATTAGCATTAAAACGTATTTGCAAGATAGTAGGAGTGCAAGAACCAAACAACTTAAATGTTTACGGACTTCGAGCATTAACACCCAGCGAAAGATTAGAGCTTATTGAGTATGCAATATACAACACGCCCGAATTAGGCATTATTTTTATAGATGGTATAAAAGACCTTATAACTTCAATAAACGATGAAGAACAAGCTACTATGATAGTCAGTAAGCTAATGAAGTGGTCTGAGGAAAAAAACATACTTATAACAACAGTACTGCATCAGAATAAAAGCGATACCAACGCACGAGGACATATTGGCACGGAACTAAACAATAAAGCCGAAACCGTGCTATCTGTTAGCAAGTCTGCCGACAATCCTATGGTTAGTATAGTTAACGCTGAAATGTGCCGTAATATCGAGCCACAATCATTTGCTTTTGAAATTGACGAAAACGGAATACCTTATATTTCAGATTTTGAGGCATCCAATAAACCCGAAAGAAAATTGACTAAAAAAGAATTGTACCAAATTTATAAAGAGGATATTGTTTTAGATATATTCAACACCTCAAAGGATTTAGGTATTGGATATGGTCAATTATTGGATCATTTTAAAAGAGCTTATTTAACTAAGTCTGATGAGACGATTGGGGAAGCATACGCAAAAGACTTTATTAAAGATTTAATTGATACGTCCTATGTACTTAAAAGTGTGACAGATAACAAGTATTATATTGGTACTTTTGAGAGCGAAAATGAAGGTTTTTTATAATAAAAATATTGTTAATAAGTGGTATAAAACACATTATACCACTATACTATACCACTATACTGGTATAATGGTATAAAACCCTATATATAGATAGGGTTTATACCATACCTTTTATACCACTAATTTTATACATCTATGACAGAAGACCAAATTCAAGCAAAAATTATCATGCACGCTAGAAACAAGTATCAAATGCACGGATTGGCAATAATACATTCAACACCAAATGGAGGTAGTAGGAATGTTGTAGAGGCAAAAAAACTAACGGCAACAGGTACGCTTTCAGGAATTGCTGATTTAACCATTAAACTACCTAATTCAATATTCATTGATGTTGAAGTTAAAATACCAGGAGAAAAACAATCTCCAAATCAAATAAAGATTGAAAGTTTTTTGAAAAATATAAATTGCCACTACATTGTAGTTTATAGCTTAGAAGATTTTATTGCAAAAGTTGAACCGTTAATTGATAGTTACCTATGAAACTAGCAGAACAAATTGAAGCCTACAAATCCAAACACGGCAAAGGTGACCACGAATTCAAAAATGGGGTAAAAGTACAACGATTACATTACTGGCTCGATATGGTATATCTCGACGCAGTAAAAGAGTTCAAAACATACGGAACAAAAAATAATGCAAATTATTTGATTTATTTATTGAACATTAAATAAATAGTTGTATATTTGTATTAGCAATAAAGCTAACAACAAAAAAATCAAACATTATGGCAATTTCAAAACAACAATTTAGATTTAAATTTACTGGTGCAGGTCATTATTTAGTTGATTATGTAACAAAAAACGGTAAAAGTCGTTATTCCAGAACCATTACAGATATGGAAATTATCGACAAAACACGAACCGAAGAATATCCTAAACAAATAGATCTTATTGAATTAAGACGACAAGTAAAAATCTAATTAATATGAAAACACGAGGCTCAGGATCAAAAGAAAATGTAGGGAGAAAGAAAACTCCCTACATTACAAAAAGAATTAACAAAACAGTTCCAGCAGAAATTTACGACCTTTGCCTTTCTTTGGTCGATGCGGAATGTTTGAAATTTAAAAATAAACTATGAGCGCAACCCCAAAACGTCCCGAATCAAAAAAAGAAACGCTTCAAGAATTTGAACATCGTTTGAAATGTGAAGCAAAAGAACTATCTTTGAAATTTAAAGATAAAAAACCGACAAGGTATATATGCTCCAATTTTACAAGAATCATAAAAAATGGGTAAATGTAGTCCGAAATTTTGGAGAGGATTTTTTAGCTGAAGACATTGTGATGGAAGCTTATATCTACATTGACAAAAAAGAAAATGTAAACGATAGTTACTTTTGGTCGTTACTTAGAAGCCTAACTGTAAACCTACAAAGGCAAAAAAATAAACATCAAATATCAGAACTAGATGATAATTTAATTATCTTTGACGAGCAATACAAAGAAAAACCATTTAAAGGCTATATTTTAGAATATATTGATACTTGGTATTGGTATGATAGAAAATTGTTTTTATTGGTTAAAAACGGCTATTCTATGCGTAAGATAGCTAGAGAGACGGGAATTGGTTTCAATTCAATTTACAATACGATTAAAAATTGCGAACAAAAAATAAAAGATTATGAAAAAAGCAACAATATATTATAACAGCGAACCGATTACAACAGTTATTATTGATTCTTTCACGTCAGAAATAGCTGAGGATGCGTATTTTTTAATGAGAGAAAATAAAACAGTAGCAATTATACCGTTTAATTATTTAATTATATTTGAAGACAATGAAAAAAATATTTAGTATTTTAGCAATTGCATTATTTGCAAGTTGCACAGTAGAACCAGCAGCAGAAAAAAAAGACTGTAATTGCAATCGAGTAGTAGATTATGCTCCTATAATCGTTCTTAACGGTGGTATTCAAGGATTCGTTTGGACTGTAAACGACTGTACTGGTTTGTCAGACAGAAGAAACTATTATAATTATATACCTAAAATTGGGGAGTGCAGATGAAACTATCAGAAATTAAACCAAACCCGAATAATCCTCGATTAATCAAAGACGATAAATTTAAAAAACTTTGTCAATCTTTAAAGGATTTTCCAGAGATGCTCGAACTTCGCCCAATAGTCGTAAACAAAGATATGATTATATTAGGTGGAAATATGCGATATAAGGCAGCTAAAGAAATTGGATTGAAAGAAATTCCAGTTACTATTGCAGACCTAACCGAAGATCAACAAAGAGAATTTTTAATCAAAGACAATACTTCTGGTGGCGAATGGGATTGGGAAGTATTAGCCAATGAATGGAACAGCGAGGAGTTGGAAGCGTGGGGATTGGATATTCCAGCGTTTGAAACTGATGAAGTATTGGAAGCAACCGAAGATGATTTCGATGCTACTCCTCCAGAAGAACCTAAAACAGTTTTAGGAGACCTTTACGAAATTGGAGAGCATAGATTGTTATGTGGAGATAGTACTGATAGCGACCAAGTGGCAAAATTAATGAATGGACAAAAGGCTGATATGGTATTTACTGACCCACCTTATGGAATCTCACATAGTGGTAAAGGAATAAAGGGTAATGCTAAAGAAAATGATTTTGGTGAGATATTAGGAGATAATGATGTAACAGTTGCAATAGATGCTTATAATTTGTGTCAATCTTTATTTAGCGATGCAACAATGATATTTTGGGGAGCAAATTATTATTCATCTTGTTTGCCTAATGGATTTGGTTGGTTAGTTTGGGATAAGCAAAGAGAAGGAGATACTTTTAGTGGTGCAGAATTAGCTTTCGTAAATAAAGGAGTTAAAGTAGATGTATTTAGACATCAATGGCACGGAATGATAAAAGGTAGTGAGATGGGCGAAAAAAGAGTTCATCCAACACAAAAACCAATTGCATTAGTAGAATGGTCATTTACTAATTACAAAGCACAAGATAATATCTTAGATTTATTTTTAGGTTCTGGAACTACAATGGTTGCAAGTCATAATACAAAACGCAAATGCTATGGTATGGAACTTGACCCGAAGTATTGCGATGTAATAGTAAAGCGAATGATAAAACTTGATGATACTTTAATAGTTAAAAGAAACGGAGTTGATTGTACTAATGAATTTAAAGCGTAATGGCATACGACCGCAATAAAATCTTCCTACAGGCAAAGGAAATGATAGTTAAACACAAGTTGTTTTTTGTGGAGGATATCGTTTCGTTCCTGCCTTGTGCAAAGCCTACATTTTATGATTTCTTTCCGCCCGACTCTAACGAACTGAACGAACTAAAAGAATTACTTGAAGTAAATCGAACAACCTTAAAGGTTTCAATGCGTTCTAAATGGTACACTTCAAACGCTCCAGCTTTACAAATGGCATTAATGAAATTGATAGCAACGCCTGAGGAATTGAAAAAGTTATCAATGCAATTTGTTGAAAGTGAGAACACTAATAAGAATAAAATTTCAATCAAACCAATAGATTGGACAACAACAGATGTACAAGATTAATGAAGCATTCAAACCTCTTTACACTTCAAAAAAGAGATACTTCTTTATAACAGGCGGGCGAGGCTCTTTGAAATCTACGTCCGTTCACGATTTTATTTCAAGACTTACATACGATAAAGGTCATGGTATTTTAGTTACAAGATACACAATGACATCAGCAGAAAAGTCAATCATTCCTGAATTTAAAATAGTTGCAACCCGTAATGGATCAATCAATGATTTCATAATTACCAGCAGTAAAATAACAAACAAATTAACAGGTTCGTTTATTTTGTTTAGCGGAATCAAAACATCAAGCGGAGACCAAACAGCAAATTTAAAATCACTCGCAGGAATTACGACGTGGGTAATTGACGAGGGTGAAGATTTCAAAGACGAAAAAACCTTTGATGATATTGACGATTCAATACGAACAAACGAAAAACAAAACCGTATTATTTGGATTCAAAATCCTAGTACTATTGATCATTTTATCCACAAAAGATGGGTCGATAAAACACCAAAGATTTTAAATATTGAAGGCTTCGATGTGATTACTTCAAACCACAAAAACGTTGAGGCGATACATACTACATACCATATTGCAAAGCATTATTTAAGCGAAAGTATTTTAGAAAAGATTGAGGAAATAAGAATTTCAGAGACTAAAAAATACCTACATAAATATCTTGGAGCGTGGCTCGATAAAGCAGAAGGAGTTGTATTTACAAATTGGAAGTTTGGCGAATTTAATCCCAACCAATTGCAGACTTCTTTTGGAATGGATTTTGGATTTAGTATTGACCCTGATGCGTTGGCAGAGGTTGCGATTGATAAAACTAAAAAGATTATTTATGTTAAACAGCACATTTATCAACGTGGTTTAAAGACCCATATTTTAGCTGAATTAATAAAAGAGAAAGCAAACAACGGACTTATAATTGCTGATAGTGCAGAACCTCGTTTGATTGACGACTTGAAACATTTAGGTATAAATATACAAGCCGTTAAGAAGGGAACGATTGAAAGCGGTGTGGTTCGGATGCAGGACTTTCAAATAATCGTAGAACCCAACAGCGACGCAATAGCAAAAGAATTTAATAACTATTGTTACCTAAACAAGACTTCAAAATTATACATTGATGACTGGAATCACATAATTGATGCTATCCGTTACAATGTAATATTTCATTTAGACAACCCCAACAAAGGCAAATATTTTGTGTACTAATAAATAAAATTATGAAAAGAAAAGAGATAATAAATAAAGTTGAAGCATCGCTTTTAAAATACGATTCTTTAAAAAATGTATCTGAACAGGAAGTTGGATATACAAAAGCGTTACAACATTTTCTAATTCTTTTATCCAATAAAACAAAATAAAACTTTTACGTTTACAAGGTATGAAGATCGAGATAAACATACCAACCGAGCTAAAAGAAATCAAACTTTTGCAGTATCAAAAATTCTTAGATATTGCAAATGATGAATTTTTACAACAAAAAATGATACAGATATTTTGCAACGTTAACCCAAAAGATGTTGCACAAATGAAATATAATAATGTTGAAGAAATTACTACCAACATTATTTCGATGTTTGCCAAAGAACACAAATTTATACAGCGTTTTAAAATTGGTACAACTGAGTTTGGTTTCATTCCGAACTTAGAGAATATTACCCTAGACGAATACGTAGATATTACAACCTACATAAATGACTTTAGTAATATGCATAAAGCAATGGCTGTTATGTTTAGACCAATTACAGAAAAGCTATCGGATAAATATACTATTGAACCCTACAAAAATACTGCTGAATATTCCGAGATAATGAAACACGCACCACTTGATGTTGTACTTGGTTCGATTGTTTTTTTTTACAATTTAACGAACGAGTTATTAAAAAGTTCGATGAGTTATTTCCAGAAACACAAAGCGGAACTGAGTATAGTGAACAATCACAGTTTGGCAAACGGTGGGGATGGTATAGTAGCTACTATGCACTTGCTAGAGGAGATGTGCGAAACTTTGAGGCAGTCGGAAGACTTCAACTTTTTACGGCTTTAACCTTCCTTACTTTCGAGAAACAAAAAACTGATTTAGAAATGAAAATGATTAAGAAATGATAGGATACATAAATGTTTTAGATAAAATTGAAGCTCAATTGTTGCAGGATCCGTTTTGTAAGGCAGTTACACGTGGCGATATTTACAAAATCGCTACCAATAAACAGCAAATATACCCGCTATCTCACATAATGGTTAATTCATTTAGACCTATAGGGTATGCAATAAGCTATAATATTAGTGTTATTTCTATGGATTTGGTTAAAGAAGACGAATCGAATGAAGAGTACGTCAAGAACACGCAATCATTTGTAAATTTAAGGATGATTGAACTTGCAAAAAGGGGTAATTTACACGCTGATTTATACCAATTAGTAGATGGGTCTGATAGTTATGAGTTATTTACGGATAGATTTGAAGACAAAGTGGCTGGGTGCGTTGTTACTTTCGATGTGTTGATTCCAAACGAAATGCCAATAAGATAATGGTACCCGAACAAACATACAAAAGTCTGAGCGATTTTCGGGACTATGTGGTGAGTAATGCCAAACAAAATCTATTGTCTAAAAATACTTTTGGAACGCTATCGAAATCATTAGATAATAGCATTGTAAAAGTAAGTAAAAATAGTTTTCAATTGGGCTTTACGATGCCAATGTATGGACAATTCCAGGACAAAGGAGTTTCAGGTGTTAAGACAAAATTTAATACACCTTTTAGTTATAAAGATAAAATGCCACCTCCTAAAGCATTCGACAAATGGATAGTAAAAAAAGGAATTGCACCACGAAACGCACAAGGAAAATTTGTGAGTCGAGAGGGTTTGAAATTCGCAATTGCTAAAAAGATATTCCTTCACGGAATTAAACCAAGTTTATTTTTTACCAAGCCATTTGAAGCTGGATATAAAAAATATATTGATGTTGAACTAGAAAAAGCGTTTGCATTGGACGTTGAAAAATTAATGGTAAATTCGTTAAAATGAAAATATTAAATATAAGAAGTCCGTATTTTATTACGGTCAATGAAGTCGGACAAGTTGGTAGTAAAATTGAGTTATTTATTTGGAATGATGGCACGACTGAACCAATGACACCAACTTATTCTTTCACGAAAGATATAAGTCAAAGAACGGATTATAATATTTCAAACTTTATTCAAGAATTTATTGAAAATTCGATTACTTATGTTGCAGGACCAACGGCAAACGATGCAAAGAATTGGTGTAGGGTCAAAGTAAAACGTTACAAATCAACAGGTACTTTCACTTTATTGGATACTGTTTTATATTTAGCTGTTAACGGTTATACTCTTTTTACAGATGGATATAATTTTGATGCTGAAGACAAAGTATTGCAAAATACAAACATAATTACTTATTACGATAGGTCAAATACGAACTTTCCTTATATCGAAGTAGTACGAGATTCTATATTAGGTGATTCAATTATAGCAAGATATAAAAAAGGTGCAACGATTGTAAACGTTACTGTTTTAGCAACAACAGATCCAAGTGGTCAATACAATTTCAAGATACCAATAACCACAACAAATGCAAATTTTGATAATGGTAATGAATTGGAATTGCGTTTTGGAGCAAGTACTTTTACTAGCTTTTTTTGCGAACCAATTGAAGAGTCAAAGTATTCGCCTGTGGTTTGTCAGTTCGTTAATCGTTACGGTGGCGCGCAATTCTTAACTTTTTTCAAAGCTAAAACAGATACAATTGAAGTGAAAGGAACTTCTTTTAAATTACTATCCGAGTCAATTAATTATGATGTTTCCAAAGGTCAAAGTAAAAAATTTAATATTAACGGGACTCAAAGCGTAAAACTAAACACCGGTTGGGTAGATGAGAATTACAGCGAATTAATTACCGATTTGTTTTTAAGTGAAACCGTTTTATTAGATGGAAAACCTGCTGAGGTTGTGACGCAAAGTTCAGTTTTAAAAACGCATTTGAAAGATAGAAATATCAATTACGAAATTGACTTTAAATATTCGTTTAACCTTATAAATGATGTAGTATGATTTCAGTTGGTGTTTTTATAAATAACGAGCGCATTGAATTATTTGATGACGAAAAAATAAGCGTCACTAGTTCGATCCAAAATATAAATGACATTTCAAAAGTATTCACGGATTACTCCCAAACATTTACGGTTCCAGCATCGAAAAAAAACAATCGTATTTTTTTACATTGGTACGAAAATAGTTTAGATAGTCAATTCAGTACAAATGTAAAGGCTGATGCTTACATTGAATTAGATACTGTTTTATTTCGACGTGGAAAAGTTCAGCTAGAAAGTTGCACTATAATTGACGGACAGCCACAAAATTATTCTATTACTTTTATCGGTTCATTGGCAAGTCTTAAAGATAAATTCGCCGGATTATTTTTGAAGGATTTAGACAGTACGTTTTACGATTTCAATTATACTGCAAATGTTGTGCGCGACAAAGTAACCGCAACCGCTTTGAGTGCCGATGTTATGTTTCCTTTGGTTAGTTCAGATAGGTATTGGAGTTATGGCAGCGGTGGTCAAGATGTAAATGTAAATTCTCATCCAATTCGTTACAATGAATTATTTCCTGCATTAAGAGTTAAGGCGGTGTTTGATATGATCGCAAGAGATTCAAAATGGGATATTAATTTTAATGGTGATTTTTTGAATGACGCAAGATTTACGAATGCTTATTTGTGGTTGAAAAGTGGTGATTTATTTAACCCTTTATTCACGGGATACAGTTTTATATCTAGTGCGGTTTCTTATAATTTAGGTAGGTCAATTTCGACATTTGATGTATCAACTAATACTTTTAATTATGTCAATCCAAACCCTAGCGCGGGATTTGGTCAAATGTTATGCTCTGCATATTTTACAGCAAGAGTGCCTAATACATTAATAGGAAAAAAGTTTTGGTTTGAAATTTTATTAAACGGTCAGCGAGTAAGTTTAACAGAGGAGATAGTTCAAAACAATACTTCTTTTGGTTTGATTTATGCGAGTGCATTGCCTAATTTTTCAATTTTCAATCCTAATTCAGATAGTATTCCAGAGGGTAATTATACTTATAAATTTAGTCTTGAAGTATCAGCGTCATTAACAAACGTTGCTTTTAATTATAGTTCTTTTAACGGATCTTTTGGCTCTTATTTTCTTTATGAGAATACAAACGTAACAATACCAAACTATACTTATAATGGCGATTTATTGGTAGGCTCTATTATGCCACAAATAAAAATCGAGGATTTTTTCAGCGGGATTCTAAAAATGTTTAACCTTACTTGCTTTTCAGAAGATGGAATTAATTTCACAGTTGAGCAGTTAGAAACTTACTATAATTCAGGAGCGGTTAGAGACATTACTAAGTATATCAAGTCAGATAATATCAATTTAAACCGCGTAAAAACGTTTAAAAAGATAAATTTCGAGTATGAAAAAAGCGAAAGTATTGTAAATGTTGGCTTTTTAGCTGCCAACGGGGTGGAATATGGGTCGCTTTTGTACAGCACAAGTAACGAAGGCGAAGAATATTCGATTAAATTACCCTTTGAAAATCTAAATTTTAGTAATTTAAAGGATAAATTTCAGGTAGGATTTGCTTTGAAAAGCGATTTGGCTAAGTACGTGCCTAAACCCGTTATACTTTACGACTTCAATCCTGATGCATTGACCGCATTGACGGATGCAAACTATCATTTTTCTACCGATCTTAACGGCAACGGTGTAAATTACACAAGCTATAAAGCATTTGGTCAAGAGTATTCAGATTTTAGCCTAAATTTTAACAGCCAACAATCAACAATAACAAACGAACTAATTTCAAAAAGTCTTTATAATCAATACTACGAAAATTATTTCGCTAACATTTTTAGTTTCAAAGCACGGATTTATAAAGCGGTTGCAATATTTCCAATTAGTATTTTGACATCTTTAAAATTAAATGACAACCTAATTATTCGAGATAAAAAATTTATAATTAATTCAATGACCACAGACCTAACAACGGGAGAAGTACAACTAGAACTATTAACAGACTTTAGACAATGATAAAAGAATTATTAAAATTACTCGCATTAGACCCGCATTACAATCAGTCGGAAAATATCGAAATTGCAAAAGGAAAATATTCTATTCCAAAAACTTATAAACAAGGATTTGAACAAATAAAAAGACAATGGAAACAAAGGTAATTGAATTAAAAGTTAACACGAATTTTGACGATGTAAACAAAGACATCAAACAGTTAGACAAATCATTGGGTAAATTAGAGGAATCATCCAATAATGTTTCTGGCTCAATGAAGGATTCTAGTTTATCCGTTTTAGAAAATGGCGGTGCAATGGGATTGCTTAACGATGCTACGGGCGGTTTAGCAATGACTGTAAAAGATGCAGTAGAAGCAACTGCTTTATTTGCTAAACAGAGTAAAATATCTACGACAATTCAAGCCGCATACGCAACCGTTGTGGGTACTTCTACGGGTGCAATGAAGGTGTTTAGGTTAGCATTGGTAGGAACGGGAATTGGTGCAATTGTAGTTGGTTTAGGTTTATTGATTTCGAATTTTGACAAAGTAAAAAAAGCGGTATTAAACTTAGTGCCTGGACTTTCTGTAATAGGCGATATATTTACAGGTCTTGTTGAAACGGTTACTGATTTTGTAGGCATTACTTCGGAAGCGTCAAGGGAATTAGGTAAATTAGGGAAAGAAGCGGATGCCACTTTGTCAAAAAATAAATTCGCATTAGAAGCTTACGGAGATACTTATGACCAATATACAAAAAGAAAAATTGAAGCTAATAATAAATATGCTCAACACGTAAAAGACATTAACGAAGATGAAACATTAAGCGAAGAGGAAAAATTAAAAAAATTAAAAATACTTCGTGAAACTGCAAACCGTGAAATTGCCAAATCGGATTCAGATCGACAAGTCGAAAAAAATAAAAAAGCAAAAGACGAACAGGATAAAATTAACGAGGCTAATAAAGCTGCAAGCGAAAAAAGAAAAGAACAAAATAAAAAAGAAATTGAAGAACAAAAGCAAAAATTAGCAGACGAAGCAAAAGCAAAACTTGAAATTGAAATGCAGTCGGCAAAAGATGCTATTTCAATATTGGACGAACTGAAAAAGAGCGTAGAAACACCAGCGCAAAAAGAGCAAAGGGAATTTGAGGAAAAGAAAGCAGTTTTAGATGCTAATAATTTATCAACCCTTGAACTTGAACAACAACACAAAAATAATCTTAACAATTTAGAATTAGAATACAGATCAAAAGAAGCAGAAGCTAGTATTAAAGCCACGGCAGATGCACAAGCCGAAGCCGATAAAAAGAAAGCAATTGAACAATCTACTTTTGATTTAAAAATTAGTTTATGGAATCAAACAGCTAGCGCACTTGGTGGACTAAGTAATGTATTTAAAAAAGGAACAGCAGCCGCAAAAGGAGCGGCACTTGCAGAGGTTGCAATTGGTACAGCGACAGGATTAATAAACGGTTTGGATATTGCTCAAAAATCCGCAAAAGGAACGGGTCCAGCAGCGGCATTTGCGTTCCCTTTATTCTATGCGACACAGGTTGCGGCAGTTTTTGGAGCGGTTGGAAAAGCAAAAGCGATACTTGGTGCAGGTGGTGGAGGCGGTGGTGCAGCTCCTAGTGTTGATGGCGGTAGGTCAGTTTCGCAAATACCAAATTTCAACGTAGTAGGGACAAGCGGACAGAATCAAATAGCTCAAACATTGAACAGAGAACAGCCACCAATTAAAGCCTATGTAGTAGCGGGAGACGTTACAACGCAGCAGGGATTGACAAGAAATATTGTGAGTTCTGCTAGTGTGGGATAATAAAAAAAGCCAATAATTAATTGGCTTTTAATTTACCCAAATACTCTTTAATAATGGGTTTGATTATAATTCTAATTTCGCGTTTTAATTCGGGTGCCAATTCGGTGGGTACTTTAAATTGTAAGTACTTTGAATCATAAGGGGTTGGTGGTCTGCCTGCTTTTTTAAGATTCATTTATCTAATGGATATATTTCAGGGTTAAAAATTCTTTTCCAAACAATATCAAATAAATTTAATTCGTTTTCAAAGCAAACTAAGATTCCATTTTTTCGGCATCTTAGTTTATATTTAGTTATCGCCATATTTATTTTCTATTTCAATTTTATCAATAGAAATTCTTATATTATCTAAATCTTCAAGTATCGGTTTTAGATTTTCTAAAAGGCACTCTTTTGAATTTTCTAAGTGCCTTTTTCTTCTATTTAATACTTCAAGTATTTTCTTTTGCTTTTCGTTTAGCTCTCTCATTACGAAACTGAAAACATTAATTTTTGTATTGATTCTGTGATTACTTGGTTTCCATTTAAACACTCATTTACTACATATTCAAAAGAATAGTTCATTAAGTTTGAGTAAGTTTCGATTGCTAATTTCATTGTAGTTTCCATAATTCCTATATTTTTTCTTTTAGCGTTATTGCTGGTACAAATATAAGGCTTTATTTAATATAAACAATACTTTAATTAAAATTTAACATTTGAGCGTTTTTACCAATATAAAACAAAAACTTTTTTTTTCGTTAACACAATATGAAAGGAATAGTTGAACTTATTTTACAAGAGGATAACGATGGGGTTTACGCTATTAGTTTGGTGGAATCGCCTGCTATTCAAGAGAATTTCATTGCACTTTCAAAAGAACATAAAATTGAGTTCAAAGAAGTTGAGCGTAATTTAATTTTGGGAGCTGTTTTAATTCCGGATATGTTGATAGACCGCAAAGCAAAAGATGGTGAAATATTTCAAATCTTTTTAAGTGGTGAAACGATTACAAAAGTTGCACATAAATATATGCAGCAAGGGAATCAAAGCAACATTACATTACAACACAAAAGCGATGTAAAAGGCGTTGTAGTTGTTGAGACTTGGCTCAAAGAACATGCGGTCCACGACAAAAGTGTAAAATACGGGTTTGATTATCCAATTAATACGTGGATGGTCGCAATGAAAGTTGAAGACGATGACATAAAAAAGAAAATAATATCAGGCGAAATAAAAGGTTTCTCAATCGAGGGAATCTTTCAAGAAGCTGAGGAAAAATTAACATTAAATAAATTAGATATGGAGTACAAAGATTTGTTAAATAAGGTCAAAGCCTTGCTTTCTTTGGAAGTGAAACTAGAGCAAATGAAACTTGTTGATGGTGTCACGACCTTAGAAGCCGAGAGCTTTGAAGCGGGCTATTCAGTCGGAATAGTTACAGAAGAAGGAGCTATACCAGCACCGATTGGAGAGTATGAAACCACAGACGGCAGCATTATTGTTGTAACTGTAGAGGGTCAAATTTCAGAGGTAAAAGCCAAAGAAGCTGCACCAGCTGAGGTAGTAGAGCCTGAAATGTCAAGTGCAAAAAAAGTAGTTGAAACGGTATCAAAGGAAACTTTTTTCGAGAGTGTAAAAGTTGAAATTGAATCGAAAGACAACGAAATCAAAACTTTGAAAGCGGAACTTTCTGCATTGAAAATTGAACTTTCAGAAGCGGGAGCTAAGGCAATTGTTGCGAATCCAGAAGCAAAAGAAATAAATAGACAACCAATGACAGCTCTTGAAAAGTTCAGAGCATCAAAATAAAAATTAACAAATAAAAATAAAAAATTATGCCAATAGCTTACAATTCAGTAGATATTAGAGGAAAGGCTTATGAGCCTATCTTGGAAGAAATCATTTTCGCAAATGATACAATAGAAAAGGGTTTGGTGACCTTTGAAACCGATGTAAAAGCGGAATCAATTTTCACAGAGGCAAGCGCATTAGCGACTTTGCAACAATTTGTATCAGGAGCGCCAACAAGCGCGGGTACTTTAAGCGCATTTGATACAGTAGTAACTCCTGACAAAGGTATGTTTTACCAAGAATTTGACCCGCACGCTATCAGATTTTCACGTTTCAAAAGAGATATGGCAGCGGGTGCGTGGAATGCAACTTCAAGCGAATTCGAAAGAGTTCTAATTGGTGGCGTTTATTCTAAAAAAATGTCATCAGCATTAGAAACTTTGTTTTGGAGCGGTGTTAAAACAACTACTCAAACAGCAGTTGCAGCATTAACAGCGGGAACGGCTCAAAATCAAGTTGGAGCAGCTGAAAAAACATTAATTGCTTCTTTAACTCCAGCGGGTGGAACTTTACAACTTGACGGAGTTGTATCAAAAATGATTTACAATAGCTCAAATGCAACATCAACTCCTTCATTAGGTACTAGAGTAAAAGTAGCTGGAACGACTTTGACAGTTGGAAACATAAAAGCTGAATTTGACAAAATTTATTTGGCTATTCCTGCTGAGGTTTTAGCGGGTTCTGAACAACCAACTATTTACGCTCCAAAGAATCTTAAACAAATGATTGTTGCGGCTAACAATGTTGTTACAGACTTTAAAAAACCTTTCGACGTAGATGCTAGTGCAACTAACTTTTATTTTAACGGTGTTAAAATCGAGTTCGTGCCAATTCCAAACAATGTAGTAATAGCAATGTTGAAATCGCACGTTATTTGGGCAACTGATTTGGAAAGCGATAACAATACTTTGAAAATCGAAAAGATAGCAAACAACAGAGAAGATATGTTTATCAAATCTGTAATGTCAATCGGAGCGCACGTAGCAAACCAAAAGTTTAACGTTTTATACGTAGGATAAGAAAAATTAACAAGGGCTTGAAATATAGCCCTTTTAAAATATAAAGATATGGCAGATATTACAGCGGGTCGTTTAGATCCAGACAAAAATTCGGTTGGAGGTTTAAGAGCCGTTTATTTTGTGAATGATGGTGATGCTACAGGCGTAACTTATGATGTAACCGATACCGATGCAATAGCGACAGTATTAGGAACTCCACAAGCCTTTAAGTTCAATTTAAAAGGAGCGAATAGTTTTGACCAAACGATTGTAAGTTCACGAGATGCAGGGACTACTTTTTTTGAGCAAAATTTAAAGTTGACTTTAGCAAAGTTAACAATGAAGGACCACAAAGAATTGAAACTTTTAACGTGGGGAAAACCACAAGTAATTGTTGAAGATAACAACGGCAATTTTTTCTATTGTGGTTTAAAAAGAGGAATGGAAGTAACGGGCGGAACAATTGCAACAGGTACCAACTTGGGCGATGCATCCGGATACACCTTAGAATTAAAAGGTGAAGAGCCAATAGCAGCGAATTTTATTGATAATACTTTGACGGGTGCAGGATTCACGATTGTATTAGGAACATAATTTTAAAAGAAAGGAGAATTAAAGCCATCGTAATTGATGGCTTTTTTTATTCAATTTTATAAACAATTTCAGATAAATCCAAGTCGTAAATATGGCACCAGCAATATTTTTCTTTGTTGATTTCTAAAAAATCATTGGCTTCTTTTTTTGTATCGAAACTTTCTTTAAAATCAAACATACCACCAAGCGGGTAAAAATCACCACCGTAAAATACCAAATAATTTTTCATATTTTTTTTTTACAAAGATAAAACAAAAAAGACATTTTACGTTTACAATGTATGATACATTTAAGACCGACAACCGATATTCAAACAATCAAATTTATTCCAAAAGAATTAAAGGCTACTTCGCTTACTTTGAACGGCATTAGTCACGCGGTTGAATTTTATATTGACAAATATTATTTAATTGCATCATCCGTTTTCGATTTAAAAGAGGGCGAATTTTATGATTTAAAAGTCTTGAATGTTGACAAAGTGGTTTATCTTGACAAAGTTTTTTGCACAAGTCAAGAACTTAAAAACTACACAATTAACGAAAATACATACGTAATTTATGAGTAATACACATGTGATTGAATTAGCGGCATACAATCCACCTAAAGCAGTCGAAAGCCGACAGGATAAATGGGTAAAGTATGGTGAAAAAAATGATTATTATCAATTTTTAATTGATCGTTACAACAACTCTACTACCAATAACCAAGTAATTAATAACATTGTTAAACTGATTTATGGCAAAGGATTAGATGCGCGTGATGGATTTAGAAAGCCAAACGAATACGCTCAAATGAAAATGTTATTTTCAAAAGATACAATGCGTAAAGCAATAACGGACTATTATTTACTTGGTCAATTTGCGTTACAAATTATCTACTCGAGAAATAAAAAAAAGATAGTTGAAATTCAGCATTTGCCAATTCAAAATTTAAGACCTGAAAAATGCAATGCTGATGGCGTAATTGAAAATTATTACTACTCAGATAATTGGAATAAGTTGAGAGATTTTCCACCTATGCCGCTACCTACTTTTGGTAGCGGAAATAAGTCGCTAGAAATTATGGTTTGCGGTCAATATACAATTGGGCAAAAATATTTTTCAAACGTTTCTTATATCGGTGGTTTACCGTATGCAAAATTAGAAGAAAATATATCCGAGTATTTGATTTCATTAGTTGAAAGCCAATTTTCGCCTTTGAAAATTATAAATTTCAACAATGGTGTACCGGACGAGGAAACGCAAAGATTAACCGTCGAAAGTATAAAGAAGAAAGCAACTGGAGCTAGTGGAGACAAAATAATTGTGGCTTTTAATTCAGATGAAACCAAAAAGACTACAATCGACAGCGTACCGTTAGACAATGCATCACAGCAATATGAATATATCAGCAATGAAGCAAGAGGTAAGATTATGCTCTCACACGGTGTAACTTCAGGACTTCTTTTTGGTATTCCAAGCGCGGGTGGTTTCAGTTCAAATGCCGACGAAATGAAAAACGCTTTTTTACTATTTCAAAACAACGTAATAAAACCACCACAAGAGTTTATTTGCGAGCAATTAGACAAGATTTTAGCTTTTAATGGTGTTAGTTTAGATTTATATTTAAAGCCTTTAAATCCTTTACTAGACTACGATTTACCAATAGTTGCACCGATCGAACCCGTGAAAATGTCAGCTATTGTAATTGATTCTTACGGTCACGATTTGGATTCAAACGAATGGGAGCTAGTAAGTGCCGACGCGGTTAATTACGACACAGAAAGCCAACTAGATTTGGATTTAAAGAAATTAAACGAGCCTACTTTATTATCTAAACTTTGGAATTTCGCAAGTACGGGGGTTGCTAAAACAAAAAGTCCTTCAAGAGAGGACACGCAAAAATATATAACGCGTTACCGTTATAGTGGAAATCCAAACCCCGAGCGTGAATTCTGCAAAAAAATGATGCAGGCGAATAAGTTGTACCGAAAAGAAGATATTGAGGCGATGTCAAAAGACAATGTTAATCCTGGATTTGGTATGGCACCTACCCCAAATAAACCGTATGATATTTTTCTTTGGAAAGGCGGTGGTAAGTTAAGCGACAATTACAACTTCGGAACTTGTAAGCATTTCTGGACGCGCGAAATGTATAGAAAAATTGGAACGGGTAAAAATACAGCAGCGCAACAATCAACGCCCGCAGACGTAAGAAAAGCGGGAGAGATTGCACCAACAAACGACAAAAGAGGGTATGTAGCACCCCACGATATGTAATTATGGCAAATGCACTTTTTATAACACTAAAAGAATTGAAACAATTTACCGCTCTAAACGGTAATATTGACAATGATCGACTTGAACAATTTTTAAAAATAGCACAGGACACACACATTTATAATTTTCTTGGGTCAAAGCTATTCAAGAAAATTAACGACGATATTGTGGCGGGTACTTTGGCAGGAAATTACGTAACTTTGCTTAATGATTATATCAAACCGATGGTTATTCATTGGGCAATGGTTGAAATAATGCCTTTTGTTGCGTATCAAATCGGTAACAAAGGAGTATTCAAACACAATAGCGAAAACAGCACAACTGTAGAAAAAGGCGAGGTAGATTTTTTGATAGAAAAGGAACGACAAATAGCACAAAATTACACGCAAAAATTTATAGATTATATGCTAGTAAATTATGGACTATATCCCGAGTATTACAATGCTACAATTGGTGAACAATATCCGACATTAAGCACGAACTTTGGAGGGTGGTTTTTGAGATGAAAAATACAACTTATAAACCGAAAACCGAAAACGAAAAGAAATTAGAAATATTTTTAAAAAAAATAGAAAATGAGCCTAAACCTAAAACACTACAGAGGGACAACGTTTAAAGAAATGCCTTTTGAGTACAAAAAAAACACTGTAGCAATTAATTTAACCGGTGCAATTATCAAAATTCAATTGCGAAAAGTTGCGGGCGGTGTTGTATTTTTTGAACCAACTATTACTATCACAAATGCGGTTTTAGGTCAATGGAAAATAAATAAGCAAATAATCGACATCGAGCCTTTTAATTATCTTTACGACATTAGAATTACTTTCGCTAATGGAGACGTTGAAACGTGGGGCGGTCAATTCAATTTTTTAATAACTGACAAAATAACAGAATGAGCGATATAATTGACATAAACGTAACGCCAACAATTGAACAAGTTGAAATTGTGGTGACTGAAAATTTAACTACTGTAAATGTAATTACTAATTCTGGAGGCGGTGGAGGTGGTAATTCAGTTGATTTAACTACAAACCAAACAATCGCAGGCGTTAAAACTTTCGTACAATCGCCAATAGTACCAACTGCAACAACAGCAGACCAAGCGGTAAATTTGGGGCAGTTGGAAGCATCTGCACAAAATGCCATACCACTTTCAGGAACGGCAGTAGGTAAGCCTATTACGGGAGATTTGGAGTTCGCTGGAAATGGTTCTGCTTTTGCGTTAAAACAAATTCCATCATTAGGAGGCATAAAAATTATATCATTTGAAGATGATGGAACTATTTTATTAAGAGTTGATAACGGAGTTGTTTTATTTTCGTTAACTTTTTCATCAGATGGAGTGCAAATTGATACAAATAATTTAACATCAAGAGGTTTTTCTAGTAGTCAAAATTTTTCTAGCAACATCACCGACCTAGACTATACTCAAAAGATTTATGTTGATTCAGCACTAGCAACCAAACTAGATGCATCAGCATACAACGATAGATTTAAAGGGAAATTCACGACATTACAGCAACTAGAAACGGCTTTACCTACTGCAAGTACAGGCGATTATGCGCAAGTTGACGCGGGCGCAGGGTCGTTGGTGCGAAATTATAATTATGATTTAGAAGATGGATGGGTATTAGGTGGAACGGGCGCGGGTGCTACAAGTACCGACACATTAATTGAAGGTAGTACAAATTTATATTTCACAACTGCAAGGGTTTTATCGACTTTGTTAACCGGTATTTCTTTTGTTATAGGCACAGCAGTAACCGCAGCCGATTCCTTTTTGATAGCTATTGGGAAACTACAAAAACAAAACACCGATTTGATATTCGCTTTGACATTAAAAGCAAATATAGCTGGACAAAATTTTACAGGTCCAATAACAGCAACAAATCTATCAGGAACAAACACAGGAGACAACAACGAGAACAATGTTTATTTAAGTCACGAATTTTTAAGTGCGGCTAACAGTCAAGATTTCGCAATAGTATCAGCAAATTCTGGCACAACTAGCGCGGGAACACCAACAACAAATAACGTAGGCGTTCACCGATTAAATTCCTCTACAACTGCCAATAGCGGAGTTGGTATAAGAAGTTCTAGTTTACTATTACGATTAAAAGGTAATGAAGTTTTTACTTATATATTCAATCCTTTGACTTTTGCTAATACTACTTCAAGATTAGGATTTCACGATAGTACTTCGAGTTCAATTCCTGCAAATGGTGTGTTATTTAGATATTCAGGAAACGGAGATTTGACATTAGTAACGGCAGATAATAGTATTCAAACCACAAGCGCAACAATAGCGACATTAACCACAAATACTTGGTATAAAGTACGATTTACGGTAAATGCGAATGCTACAAGTGTATTAGGCGAATTATTTAATGCTAGTGGCACTTTGATAGCAAGCGTAACGCAAACAACCAATATTCCAAATAATACAAGAGCTTTGAATATTTGCGCAATTACGACCAATAGTGGAACTACTGCAACGGCTTTAATCGATGTAGATTTTATTAGCGCAAAATTAACATTAACTAGATAAATTATGACAAAATATAATATAAAAAATATTTTAGCGGTTTTTGTTGTTGTTTTTGGAATGGCAAGTCTTATATTTGTACACATCGAAGATATGATTAAAGGCGCAATAATAGGGTACGTTGGTACTATTTTACAATATTTTTTCTTTTCTAAAAATGAACCAAAATCTAATTGACATAAAAGTAATGTTTTCGACATTTATTTTTTTTACGCTATCTTTTAGCGAGTGCGAAATAGTAATGAAAATAATAGTATTTATATTAACAGTAGGATATACTGCCCGTAGATGGTATATGCTCGAAAAAAACAAGAAAGAATGATAAACAAATACCGCACATTACTAAACAATTACGGAATAAATACACCGTTAAGAATTGCGCATTTTATGGCTCAGATTGAACACGAAAGTGGACTAAAACCCATTAGCGAAAATCTTAATTATAGTCGCTTAGGTTTGACAGAAACTTTTAAAAAATACTTTAAAGATATGGCAACGGCTCAAGCGTATGAACGTAAACCAGAAATGATCGCCAATAGAGTTTATGCAAATCGTATGGGTAACGGAAATGAGCAATCAGGCGACGGCTGGAAATTTCGTGGGCGTGGTTTTCTGCAAATTACAGGTCGTGAAAATTATTTATTGCTATCAAAAGACACTAGAATTGATTTTTTAAACAACCCCGATCTGTTACTTGAAGAAGCAAATGCAATGATTAGTGCATTGTGGTTTTGGAAGAAAAACAACCTTAATTCTTTCGCTGATAAAGACGATATTATCGGAATTACTAAACGTGTAAATGGCGGTTTGAATGGTATTAATCATAGAATTGAATTATTAGCAAAATGGAAATCTTAAAAGACATCGTTTACAATTACTGGAAGAATTTAGTAATACTAATATTAATCTATTTATACATAAACAAATGAGCCAAGAGAAAATTGACCCAAATTTAGTATTAGACATTGCAACCGAATTAATAAGCGATAAAGCACCAACGACATTGGTTGGACGCATTTTAAGATGGATTAAGCGACTGAATAAATTAAAGAATAACTTAGGTATTAAAATAAAAAAATAGCATTATATTTGCATCAGTTCATTGACGATTTATGATTTTTGTTTGGACGTGGGTTCGATTCCCACCGCCTCCACAAAACACGTGTAAGTGGCAGCAACTGTTTAGTTTAAATAAAAAAATCCCGACCTTCTAAATCGGAGAATATAGGTGCAAATCCTATAACAGTTGTTAAAAATAGGGGCGACTGGTTTTGACTGCAAATAAGAGTGAATAAGAGAACTGAAAAAATAACCGACAAAGTTATAAACTTGTTTAACGAGCCAATGAGATTGGCATCGTAAACCGTAAAAAGAAACGAAATTCTAAAAAAGACCCTCGCACTTGCGGGGGTCTTTTGCTTTAAAAAGGACATTCATTTTTAGGCATTATTTCAATATAATTATTTATATCGGTTTTTTTAAAAAACTTTCCCGAAATAAAATAACCAATTGACCCGCCTGACTTTGTACATTTTATAATCTTACCCGTTTTACAATTAATTATCTTTTTACAAGTTGAAATCTTATAATGTGGATATTCTTTAAATTGCCATTTAACTAAAAAATTAACTTGTACTACCATAATGTATTGATTTTTAATAAAGTAATGTATAGTATTATAGGTGTTAGTAAGTAGTTAGGGCTCAGTTTACAGAACCGAAAAAACGAAAATATGAATAACTTATTTGGAAAAATAAATATCCCTTTACATACAGGACGAGATGCGCATCCTAAATTCAATGTTTTAAATACTTCTGATTTAAATCTAATAACAACGCAAGATATTTTAGATTTTTTAAAAGAAAGCGGAATAAAACAGTTTGAGTTAGCAGAATTGCAATCAAAAAATGCGGAAAAACAATTCAGAAACAACAGAAAACTAACTATACTTGCTTTGATTTTTGCGTTCATATCTATTGTGCCAGTTTTAAAAGAATATATTCCCATATTTGAAACCAAAAAAAACGATCGTGATATATACGAATTGAAAAACAAAGTATTATACCTATCAAACACCAACCTTGAAAATCAAGTGAGAATATTGAAAGTGGAAAACGAACTACTGAAATCCAAAAAGACTTACGAAAGAAAACCATAACTAAATAATTTAAAATTACTTCTGACTTAAAAACGGTGCAGAAGCGTAACCGAAAATTGAAACGTGAAAATTGGAATAAATAAAAAACCGAAGCCCTAACAGCTGTCTGTGGCTATTGTGGAATTTAGTGGAATTACCGTTTCGCAATCATATTTTCGGTAATCCGAAAATACTCTGGTTACGAAATCCCACAACAGACCACAGGCAGCGGAACGTTAGCGGAAACCGTAGTGTAACCGCCTAAAGAAGTTCAATTTGATTTTTAACTTCGTTCCAATAATTAAAATTTAATCTATCAGAATCGTATATGTTTGGATTGTCGTTTATAATTTCTTCAACGG